GGATAAGGTCCTTCCGGATACGTGCCAGCATGCCAGGGAAAAAATCACTGTTGGCATATGCGCCAAACTTAGGATGATTCCGTGCTGCGTTCATATCCACGTGACTACGCTTGAACGTAGGGACCGCAATGTACTGATAGGCAACCGTGTCATCCATGTTGTAGACCGCTTGCATCTTGGCTTTGAATTGGATTTTCATGGTGTGCCTCAGTTAGCTTGATTCGAGATGTAGAACAGATCAGGTACCGCAGCTTCCTGCAGGGCAACTAAGGCTTCCTCCAGTGTGAGGAACCGTAATAACGCTTTTCCGGTGAAACGATGGACTAGGATGAACATGGTATTGGCCTTAAGAGAGACAGTCGAGATAGGGGCCTGCAAGGTGCGCGTAGACTTCATCAATCGAGACGTCTCCTGCCTGTTCCCACAGTGCTTGGGCCTCATCAATAAAGGCATTAGCCTCATCACCTTGCATGAAAATGTCATCACCAATCGCAACCGTGCTGTAGGAAGGATTGACAGCGATAGCTACATCCCCTGCGTACACAGCACCTGCACGAATGATTTCAGTAAGGGTCATCTCTGGTCTCTCTTGTTTGGTCTCATCAGTACGGGCGATACCCGTAGACCCTCATGTGTAAGAGGGTTTCGACCTGTGTTACACAATCAAGACATAACTCTAGGCTTGCGACCGTTCAAACGCATATCCCGAAGGCAAATATCAGTACGTCCCACGCCCATATCTATAGCGTCCTCCGCTTTAGTGCTGTATCCCCAATCCCCTTTGGCCCCTTGCTTCAGAAGTCCAGGCTTTACTTCTGATACATACAAAGGGATAAGAGTTACCGGGCAAGTAGTCTGTACTTTCATGATGGTATCCTGTTGTGTGTTGTGTAGATTAGAGAACGTCATTGCGTTCTTCGGGAACGTTGTGTGCATCCGTCAGGTAGACGCGCCCGCCCTTGGTTGTCTCAACGGTCCCTTGGATCAACCCGTGGACCTGCAGACCGTAGATGAACCCGCTATTGGGCTTGTTACGGCAATTGAAGGGCGTCTGCTCTACACCACCCACTACCTCAGCTAATAACAGGTCAAACATCGGGTTACCAGAGACGGTGTTACGTGCGCGATCTGCTGCCAGGATTCGATAGAAAGACATTTGATTCTCCAGGTATCTAAGGTCGTTGGGTTCGTTGCTGCTATGGGATGAACTATAGCGTGTTGTGCAGAGGTGTGCAACTGTTATTTAAACTTATTTGCACTGAGCCAATAGCCAAGACTCAAAACTACAGGGCGAACGCCTGAAAACTCTATTGACTCCACAGTAGTAATCGTACCCATAGAACAACGATTCGATCGATTCACGTTTGTTTCTCATTTGGATTCCCCTTATTCGCCAATCTGATTCACAGCGACCAACGCAGCAATTTGATACTCAGCGGATTCATCAAAGAACATTCCTTTGGCACTACAGTAAATGTCTGCGACTGCAGGAAGCTTAGAGAAACCCAGGGAAGCCAGGGTGAACCGCTTGCTTCTCATTGTGCTGCCACGCTTATCCTTATTGATCCACTCGAGCATCGTTGCGAAAGCTTTAAGGTGATTGGTCATTTGGGTTCCCCTTGTAAGGCAAGGTCGCTGTCGCGTCCTGGGTTCGTCTGGTTCGTTAGTCGTTACTGCATGGACTCCAATGTAACGTGTTGTGTACGGTTGTGCAACTGTTATTTAAACTTATTTGCACAGGGTTCCTCTGGTTACCCTAGGTTGTACGCGGTAAGGAATGCATCCTGATCGGTATAGACCTCACGGGCGCCCGCATTACCTATCTTGTAATGCTTTACGATCACTTCCCCTGTAACGTCCGACTCCCGGACCCTGATGTATTCCCCCTCGTCATCTAAGACGATTCGAACGTCCACAACTGCATGCACATTATTTAACGCCCACATTGATTGTGCGACGGCGTTAGCTTGGGATTGATATAGGATCATTTGGTTTCCCCTGGGTCTTAATGAAGGTTGAATGCGAACTTAGCGACAGAGCCAAGGAACGTATCGGGATACACAAGGCCCCCAAAGGCACTAAGGCAACATCCGAGCATTACCATCATGGTGAACATTGCAATGTGTCCGGACTCAATGTTGCTCTTAAGTTTGCGCAGAGTTTTCATTTGGTTTCCCTTGGGTTCGTCTGGTTCGTTAGTATGTGTAGCCGATCGATTCAAAGTAAGCACGCACGGCTTCATTCTCTTCGAATGCTGAGGTATAGCTAAGGGACTCATAAGACTCTGCATCGCTAGAGCCATTGGACTCTGCGCTCATTACTGCAGTCCAGTAGATTCCACGGGTTCCATGGTCCTTCTGTACTTGAGCTACCAACTTGGTCCATGCAGTCATTATCTTTGCTCCCTGGTTCGTTTCGTGTTGCTAGGGTTCCAATGTAACGCACTGTGTAGCATTGTGCAAGCGAAACTTAGTACTTTCGATCAAAAGGTGTCTTGGGTGACTAAGGGCTCAGGTTCGTTCGCCTATCGAACACACACTAACCCCTTCCCTCACTATTTGGAATCGTTAGTGTCCTAATCATTTGTGCACCATGGATACCTCAGCTATCCCTAATGCCCCTGGCTACACCCTGGCCAATGAGTAGACCAACGTTCCCTGATTCCACATTAGATAACTCATCGGATGTATCTCCTTTAGAATCAAGCACTTAGCCCAGTCTCCCACTCGAGCCACGCTCCTTGCTGTGCCCACACGGTGCCGGATGTACCCCCTAGGTCCTCTTTGGATCCACTTCCAAAAGAATGCCTAAAGGTTTTTCGTTGTTGTTGTTGTTCGACCTGTTGCGTGAGAGCAACGTCCCCAAGATTCCCAAAGAAACCCAAGGTACCCCCTAGGACCCCCCGGGTACCCTCAAGTTGATCCCACCCCCTTTATTCCCAAGGGTAACCCAAGGACCCCAAGGGTACCCAAAGGACCCCCAAGGTTGCACAAGTCTTACCCAAGTTTTACCCAAGTTTCTCCCTACATTGACCATTATCTCGACCATTAATAGACCAGTAAGGACTATGGGGGGTAGGGGGGCTTTAGATTCTTAGAGACCTAAGGATTCTAAAGGACCCTAGGTTTTACTTAAGTCCCTATAGTTTATATATAGGTTATTAATAATGGTCTTATCCTTAGATAAAACCAAGGTACCCCAAGGGTATCCACAGTCACCCAAAGATACCCATGGCATTAGAATCCGCTACTTATATTGATGGTCTCGTACCTGCTAATCCTCTTGGCTCAGATGCCATTGCTTTTGCAGATGACCATATCCGTCTCATTAAGACGACCCTGAAGAATACCTTCCCGAATCTCTCGGGTGCAGTGAATTGGAACCAAGCCCAACTTAATACCCTGATGCCTGTTGGCGGGATCATTATGTGGGCACAACCCTCTATCCCTGCGGGGTGGGCGTTGTGTAATGGTCAGACTGTTGCACGTAGTGATGGTGCGGGGAATATCATCACCCCCAATCTGGTCGATAGGTTTATCGTCGGCGCAGGGAATTCCTACGGCCTTACTGCTTCAGGTGGTGCCCCCTTCATCACCTTGTCCCAGTCCCAGATGCCCGTGCATAACCACTCGGGACACTCGGATACTTTGGGTGACCATAATCACCTAGTGCAGGGGAATACGTCAGACGTGGGCGACCACCAGCACAGTCTCCCCAATAACGGCTCGGTACAGGCAGGTTCGGACAATGGCGGTGCCAACGTAGCCGTATCCACAGGGTATTCGTCGGGACGCTTCCAGAACCCCACGAATCCCGCAGGTGCCCACAGTCACTTCTTCTCGGCAAACTCCTCGGTCAACGGGGCACACAGTCACGTCCTCGCTATTGACAACGCAGGCGGTGGGGCGGCTATCGATATCCGGAATCCGTACTACGCCCTCTACTACATCATGAAGGTGTAAATACAGATGCCCCTCGAAACAGCCAATTACATCAACCAGCTTAACCCTGCGAATCCCCTGAGTACCGATAGTGTCTCCCAGTCGGACGATCACCTCAGAACCATCAAGGCAGCCCTCAAGAACACCTTCCCGAACCTGGATGGTCCCGTACTCTCCACGCCTGCCCAATTGAATTCCCCGGTACCCGTGGGAGTGATCCTGATGTGGTCGGGAGCCATCGTGGCTATCCCTGCAGGCTATGCGCTCTGTGATGGTACCAATGGGACCCCGGATCTCCGTAAGAAGTTTGTCTACGGTGCTAACGATACGGATAACCCTGTGGGAACCATAGGTGGGTCCGCAAGTACCGGGATGGCAGGGTCACACACCCACACGATCAACGGTGCAACTGCGGGCGCCCCTGGGGTTACCTTGAATGCTGTCCAGTCTGGTACAGGCGCTACTGCTGTCACGGCTGTCTCTGCTCCTGCGAACCATACGCACACTGCGAACCTCGTGGGTGATCACCAGCATACCTCGCTGCCCCCGTACATGGCCTTGGCCTACATCATGAAGGTATAACAATGCCGACTCTCCCGCTTCGGAAGCTTGGGGGCGTGGGGGTCATCACTGATGCCAACCCGTACGACCTCCCGCCTAATGCTTTCTCTGCCGCGAACAACGTCATCTTCGATGAGGACCGGATTACCCGTGCTCCTGTGTTCAAGCAACTGTTCAATCCTATTCGGTCGGCCCTCACGTACGACACGGCCCCGGGTACCTATGATGCCAACACGAATCCCTATGACTCGGCTGAAGGTGGTAGCTCTACGCTTGCTCGTTTCGTTGGCTCTTATGCTGACGCTCAGATCGGGGAAGCAGTCTTCGTATGTGATCGAGACGGTACCGTACGTGCGTACCCAAACAATAACCTCACGTTCCTTACCCCTAGTTCAGGCACGGTAACCAACGATAACCCTTGGTCCCACTGTCAGGTCGCAGGGATCTCCTTCTTGGCGCGTCAGGGCATGCGGCCCTACGTCCGGAACATCCCGAACAATGACCCCCTGTACTCACAGATTGGTGGTGACTGGGTAGCCACAGATCAAGCAGCGGTGGTCCGTCCGTTCCTGGACTTCGCCATCATGATGAACCTGAACAAGAACGGGGTGAAGTACCCCACGATGTTCAAGTGGTCTAACCCGATCCAGTACGGGGCTGCAATCTCGACGATCAATTGGGACCCTTCGAATCCTAACTTCGTAGCAGGTGAGAACGTCATCTCTGAGATGCGTTCGCCTATCCGTGATGGTCTGGTCCTCGGCAGTAGCTTCGTGGTCTACAACCAGTCCCAAGTGTGGAACGTGGAATACCGTGGGGACTCTGCAGTCTTTGGGTTCCGTAAGGCTCCCTTCGAAGGTGGGATCATCAACACGAACTGTGTCGTTGAGATCGAGGGTAAGCACTTCGTCTTCGGTGAGAACGATATCTATGTCCACGATGGTCTCGCTAAGAACTCCATCAGTGACAGCCGGGTTCGTCGGACGATCTACAACACCTTGGACCGCACCCGTCAGACCTCGTGCTTCGTGGTCCATGACTCGGTCGCCAACTTGGTCCACTTCTGCTACCCGACACTGCAGGATGAGGCCGCGTTCGTCAACGCTGACTTCTGTAACCAAGCTGCGATCTACAACTACAAGAACGACACTTGGTCCTTCATGGATCTCCCGAACATCATTGGGGGAGCCGAGGCCAACGCGGCACTGGTGAAGAACTCCTTCCCGGATGTCACGGATACCTACGAACTGTACAACACGAGCTACACGAGCTTCCTCGGGATCACCCCGAAGATGCCCATCATGCTCTCGGTTGCCGATCAGAACGCGGGGGTCACAGATACCCGAGTCTTCGCTGTGGATCTCCCGACCGCAGGGTTGGTTAATCTCCCCGCGAACCAAGAGGTCCTCAAGCCTGCCTATGTGGAGCGTGTGGGGATCGACCTGGATAACGCAGGGCTGCCTACGACCCTCCGAGGGTACAAGCTCGTGCAGTCTCTGGTGCCTCAGTGTTCCTTTGAGGATTCCACGGGCGTCTTCACGTTCGAAGTAGGGTCTGCGGATCTCCCTAAGCAAGCTGCAGTGTACCGGTCGAGTTCGCCGTATAACCCTGCCGAAGAGTACAAGCTGGACATGATGGTCGCAGGCCGCTACCTCGCCTACAAGGTGAGCACGGCATCGATCAGTAACTTCCAGTTCTCAGGTATGGACTTCGACATCAAGACACTGAGTCGCCGATGATCTACACCACACCCCTCACCAAGTATGTCCGCTCGAGTGTTCCGACTAATCCCCAATCGCAGGTCCTCTTTCTCACTGAGGAACTGAAGAAATTGGAGCGGACCATTCAGTCTCTCGTGGCAGCCCTCGAGCAGATCGGCGGACACGTACCTTAAAACAGAGAGTAACACCCCTATGATTAGCTACCAAGTTGAGAAGTGGAGTGAAGCCGTCGAAGAGATGCGTCCCCTGTGGGAGCAACACTACTCAGAGATAGCCTACGACCAAGCTGAAATCCCCTTCTTCCTCAACGAGGCCTTTTACCTTGCTGCTGAGACCTCAGGAATCCTCCTGTTTGTCACGGTGCGAGATAACGGGAAGCTCATAGGGTATAGCAAGAATCTACTCAGCCGTCACCCGCATCACGCGTCCTCCCTGTTTTGCTTCAACGACTCCTACTTCATCCTCCCTGAGTACCGCCAAGGTTGGCTTGGGGTTCACCTGTTCCGCTATGCCGAAGCTCGCATGCGTGAAGCAGGGGTGAAGAAGGTCGTCGTCAGCACTCAGGACAACCTGGACCGTGGTTCCGTCTTCAAGCGCCTGCGCTACCGGAAGAGTGGGGCTGTCTACACCAAGGTATTACTCTAATGTTCAAAGCAATCCTCAGGATGCTCGTGCCTTCCCTTGCTCCGGGGATTGGCCGTAAGTACGGCATTGATCCGATCACGGCAAGCCTCGGCTCCGCAGCGATTGGTGCAGTAGGGAGCATCTTCGGAGACAAAAGTTCGTCCCAGAGCGCGCAACAGCAGCAAGCAGATGTCAATTCCCCGTGGTCCAAAGCACAGCCTTACATCACCCAAGGGTACGATAAGGCCCAAGGCTTCCTGAATGATGCCACTACGGGCGCCTACACAGGGCCACGCGTAGCTGGTCTCAATCCGTACACCACTCAAGGTGCCGATAGTACCGCAGCGTTCGCAGGGAACCAAGGTCAGAACATCGCCAATGGTCTGTATGGCAGCGGTAGCTCAATGCTTGGCTTCGGTCAGCAGTTCGGAAATAACGCACAGTCGGTATTTGACCAAGCCGGTACGGACCAGACTCAGAACTTCCTGAATACGGCCAACCAGTACGCCAACAGCCCCTACGCTGACTCGATGATCGATGCGGCCTCTAGGGATACCGTACGAAACCTCAATGAAAACCAACTGCCCGCACTGAATCTCGCGGCTGCTGGCAGTGGTAACACGAACTCCACGCGTACTGGGATTGCCCAAGGTATCGCAGAGCGTGGTGCCTCGGACCGCCTCGCTGACATTTCCTCGAGCATCCGTAGCAACCTGTTCAACACGGGCCTCAGTACGGCTCAATCCCAGTACAACACGCAGCAAGCCCTTCGCAGCAACGTCAACCAGCAACTCGGCACGGCTTACGGTCAAGGCGTGGGTTCCCTCACGGCAGCCCAACAAGCCAACGGCAATAACTTCGACCAACTTAACGGTGCAGGTCAAGTGTTCCAGACCAACGACCAAGCGAACCTCGACGCCAACAAGGCTGCCTACACCGAAGGCCAGAACACCAACCTTGATCTACTCCAGAAGTATATGTCGATCATCAACGGCAAGTACGGTGGCACAGGTGTGGCAGGACAGGTCTCCTCGCCGGTCGCCTCGGGTGTCCAAGGTGCTGTTGGTGGGGCGCTGTCTGGTGCAGGCATTATCGGCAAGCTTGGCGGGTTCGGCAGTACCGACTCGGGCGGCTTCAATTCTGATTACCAGTCGTCTTACTCGGGCTTCGACAATCCGGACAACTACGGTTAAGGATAAACCATGGCAAGTCAATTTAGCGTGGATCCCCAAGACCCGCAGTATGGCCAGATGCCCTCGTGGCTCGCTGAGGCCATGCAAACCAAGGACGACGGATATCCGCAAGGTAATCCTGAGGCCCAAGGTGTCCCTTCGTACCTCCTGCAGGCCCTTCGGAATCAGCCTGGGACCCTCTCGGCGTACATGGGTGGGGATCCGGGCCAACAAGGGCAACCACAGGCTCCCCAGGGTCCTATGGGTCAAGCAATGGCTCCTCAGGCACCTCAGGGTCCTATGGGGCAGCCTCAGGCTCCCCAAGCTCCCCGTAAGGACATGAACTCGATCTATGACGGCCTGATCAATGGTGGTGCTGCGCTCCTTGGCGCTAGGAACCTGAAGGAAGGCCTAGGTGCTGGTGTGCAAGCCTTCAACCAAGGTTACGACGACCGTACGAACAAGGATCGAGAACTCAATCAGCCCAAGGTCACCCCTCTGGCCGATGGTGCCTTCACGCTCCTGCAGTTCGCCAACGGGACCCAGAAGGTCGTCAAGAACTCTGAAGTCGCAGGCTACCTCAACCAACAAAAGATCGACGCAGCGAAGGCCAAGGGAGACGCAATTGTCCTCCAGGCTCAGGTGAACTCAGCGGTTGCCTCGGGCAAGAAGGCGGATGAAGCTTCCCTCACTCACGCAGGTGACGAAGCGCAGACCGCAGGGAACGTTAAGGAACTTCGCGACCTCGCTGGAGAGCTTGGCAAGACCGACACGGCCACTGGTCCCATCGTTGGTTCCCTGCCGAAGGGTGTCCGCGATGTCATTACCCCCGAGGGTGCCTCGCTTCAAGACCGTGCTGAACGCGTGGTCCAAGCAGGTCTCCGAGGTGTCCTTGGTTCTCAATACACCGAGAACGAAGGTAAGGCATTCATGGCTCGTGCGTACAACCCGCGTCTCTCTGAAGCTGAAAATGCTCGTCGCCTTTCGCAGGCTGCTGACGAACTTGAACAACTGGCGAAGGACAAGGCAGGCGCTATCGAACACCTCAGAAGCAAGGGGACACTCGATGGTTTCAAGCC